CACTTAGATCTAGCTGCTGGAAAAGTTCTAAAAATAGGAACATTTGAAGTATTATCAAATACAACGCTAGCATCAAGTGTAGTTAACTCAAGTTTGACTTCGGTAGGTAACGTTAGTGCTGGTACTTGGAGCGCAGGAACAATAGCTATTGCTTATGGCGGTACTGGCGCAACAACTGCATCGGGGGCTAGAACTAGTTTAGGACTAGCTATAGGAACTGATGTCCAAGCCTATGATGCAGAACTTGCAGCAATAGCTGGCCTTACGTCAGCAGCTGACAAACTGCCGTACTTCACTGGAGCAAATACTGCAGATTTAGCAACTTTTACCACATTTGGTAGAAGCCTTGTAGATGACGCAGATGCTGCAACGGCAAGAACAACCATTGGTGTTGGAACTATTGCAACACAAAATTCAAACAACGTTACAATTACAGGTGGATCTATTTCTAACTTGACGACATTTGATGGTATCACATTTGATGGTGGAACCTTCTAAGTAAAAAGAAAGGTTTTATAGTGGCAACACCTAGCATTACCCAAGGGCAAATAGCACTTGATCCTATCAATAGAATATTTTATTATCTAGACAGTAACGGAACTTTAGTTAACTCGTCATTAAATTTATTGCAAGAATCAAACACTTCTATCACAACAGAAGAAAACTTAACAGTAAATAACATAACTGTTCTTGGCAATACCACTGTTATTGATTCTACTGTAACTACAATTAAAGATCCTATCATTACACTTGGTGGAAAAACTGCACCAACAATCGATGATAATAAAGATCGCGGTATTGAGTTCCGTTGGTATGATAGCTCATTGGCTACTCCAGCTGCCAAACTAGGCTTTTTTGGTTTTGATGATTCATCTGGAAAATTTACTTTTATACCTGATGCTACAAATACTTCAGAAGTATTTAGCGGAACAATTGGCGAACTTGCCGCAAAGATAGATTGGGACAACCTTCTTAATAAGCCAACATTCGTTAATAGCATTACTGGCACACCAAATGAAATAGATGTAACTGCAACGACTGGCAATATTGTCATAAGCCTACCTGCAACAGGTGCTATGAACATTACTGGCACAGCAGCTGGATGGACAACTCCTAGAAAAATAACTTTAGGTGGAGATCTAGAAGGAAACGTTTTAATTGATGGTGGCGCAAACGTAACACTAAATGCGTATGTTACTGCAAATGCAGTAGCACTTGGTACAGACACAACGGGTAACTACGTTGCATCTTTGATCGCCGGAACTGGCATAACGCTCACAAACAATTCTGGTGAGCAAGCTCAGCCAACAATTGCAGTTACTACAAATACCTATGATGCCTACGGTGCTGCATCAGCTGCAGAATCAAATGCTGCAACTGATGCATCTACAAAAGCTGCAACAGCTTACAATAATGCAACAATATACACAAACAACCAATTAGCTTCATTTGGCGTAGACAATTTATCAGATGTTACAATTAATACATCATTAGCCAATAGCTATCTTAAGTATAACGGCTCTGCTTGGATTAATGATCAAGTTGATCTTGGGACAGACACAACTGGCAACTACGTTCAGTCTCTGGTTGCTGGAACTGGAATTTTAGTAACTAATAACTCTGGAGAAGGAACAACTCCAACAATTGCAGCTAATATTACTTTAGATAATTTAACTGATGTTAATGTACCTCTTGTTGGAGATGGACAACTTTTAGCTTTTGATGGCAATTCAAATACGTGGGTTGCTAAATCAGCATTAGACCTCACAATACCAGCTGGTGTACAGTACACTACAATAATTGGAGATGGTTCAAGCACTGAATTTTTGATCACCCATGGTCTAACCACAGTTGCTCCATTTGTAGTTGTAATGAAGAAAAATGCAAGTGATAAATTTGAAGTAGTAAATGCACTTTGGGAAGTTTTTAGCAATACTCAAATCAAAGTTTATTTTGAAACACCACCCGCATCTGGAGATGCAAAAGTATTAGTATTTGGAAATGTTTCTACAGCATCAATAGTTATATCCTCACTCGATCAATTACCAGACGTCATAACAAGTGGTGCTTCAGCTGGAGATGTCCTTTACAGAGATGGATCTTATTGGGTTGCACACGCCATGCACTTGAATGACTTGGCAGATGTACAAGGCACAAACTCAGCAACTAATGGCCAATTCCTAAAATACAATGGATCAGCTTGGATCAACGCAAATATAACTGAAGTTAATAATATTAATGATGTCTCAGATGTGACAATTACTTCTGCAGTAAATGGTGAGTTTCTTCAATACAACGGTTCAGCCTGGGTTAACTCAACACTTCCAACAGGAGAACCAACAGGATTTGAAAATAGGCCAGATTCTACAATTAGTCTTTCTGGAAGAACTTTTACAATTGCACCAGTTGGATCCTCATATTCAATTTGGTCAAAAGGCAAAAAATACGTTAAGTCAACTTCTCTTACCACAACAATACCAGATACTTCTGGTTTACATTATATTTATTTTAATACATCAGGTGCACTATCAAATAAAACTACATATTTTGATTTAGAAAACGATGCACCAGTTGCATACATATACTGGAACCAAGGTAATAATACACATCACTTTTTTGCAGATGAACGCCATGGCATTACCATGGATTGGGCAACACATGAATACTTACACAGAACACGTGGAGCAGCTATTGCTAGTGGTTTTGGACTTGGAACTGATTTAACTAAAGATGGTACGTCAAACATTTGTGCACAAGTTTCTATAGCTAGTGGAACTTTCTTTGACGAAGATTTAGAAGTTTCTATTACACATTCAGCTACACCAACAGCAAATACGTGGGAACAAAGATTAGAAAACGGTGCATATATACCCGTTTATTACCATTCTGGGTCTAATGGAGTTTGGGTAAAAGATACAGCAACGCAATACCCATTTAAGTATAACTCAAGAGCTCAGTATAACCAGTATACTGGTGGTTCTTGGACTACTACAGATATTAATAATAACAGATGGGGAATTTCTTGGATTGTTGCAACTAATAACTTAAATGAACCAATTATCAGCGTTCTTGGCCAGGCCAATTATAATTCTACCAATACCGCCGAATCTGCAAGATGGGAAGATTTAGATCTAACTGGTTTTCCAGTCTATGAATTTAGACCACTACACAAAATAATTTATTATACTTCCAATACTTATACCAATACGCCAAAAACAGTAATAGAATCTGTTTGGGATTATAGGACAATATTTTCAACTGCAGGAGCAGTTCCATCAACTCCAATATCTGATCATGGTTCAATGGTAGGTCTTGGTGATGACGATCATACGCAATATTTTAACTCAACTAGACACGATGCACATGATCATTCGAGCGTATTAAATTCAGCAGTTCTTTCCGACCTAGGTGATGTTGCAAGCAACGCTCCAACAACAGGCCAATTTTTGAAATGGGATGGATCAGCTTGGATTCCAGACTCAATTCCAACAATAAATAACTTAGATGATGTTGGTGATGTATCTGCAACAGGAGCATCTGCTAATAGCGTTTTGGTTTATAACGGATCAGCTTGGGTTAGTACAATTAATCCAACAATTGGTGGAAATTTAACAGTAAATGGCGATTTAATAGTTGAAGGAAACACCGTAAC